GTCTTGGCTCAGGTTCATGAACCGATTGCCGAGCGCGCTTCCGGAGAGCTCTTCGAGCTGCTCTCGTTTGCCGGCAGCTGGAGGCACCCCGCCAGGGATGTCACTCAGGCTGTTTACCGGCGGCCGTTTATCACTTGCAGGCGCTTGTGTTTCCTTCTTTGTGCTTGTAGCCGTTGACGCAGGCGGGGTGTCCTTCGCTGCCGTCTCCGGCACCGCGTACTCGGGGTTCATCACGCGCACCAGCTCGACCACTTTCTCGAACCGGTCTGCGAAAGTCTTCTCCGCCCACTCGGGTTTGGCACGCAGCATCGCGTCCATGTCCACCGCGGCCTGCCACTCGGGTCCGTTCTTCGACTGCCAGAGGGTGAGGGCGGGGTTGCCGTCGATCGCCTCCTGCAGCGTTTCCTGGACCTTTGCCTGGTCGTCGGCTTCGCGCGTCGCGCGCTCGCTGGCCTGTTGCGTCTGCAGATCGACCAGCTGCTGGCGCGTGGCCTGCAACATCGTGATCTGCCCGTTCATCAGTTCGGCCAGCTCGGGGAACTCGTCCTTCAGCTGCTCGACCTTGGCCTGCATCGCCGTGATCTGGTCGTCCACCTCACCGGTGGCGGCCTTGGTCTCGGCGACCGTGGTCGTGTTGCTGTCCCGGCGCTGCGTCAGTTCGGCGAGCTGCGTGCGCAGCACCTCGTTCTGTTGCTCCACCTGGGTGGCGCGCTCCCGTGCGCCCTTCAACACCGAGTAAGGGATCGTCCCCTTACCATCCTTCGTCGACACTGCGGTCGCGTGTTCCTTGGTCTCCGGCTCGGTCGTCGCAGGTACTTCGGGAGTGGCTGCCGGCTCCTCGGCTTTCGCCGCGGCCACAGCATCCTCGTCCTTCGGTTCCTCGGCGGTGGTCGTCGGTTCGGTGGGGGGTGCCCCCTTGCCCGTTGCCGCCAGTTCCTCCAGGGCGGCGATACCGCCCGTCGTTGCTACGTCTGCCAGTTGTTCCAGGTCCACGGTCTGCACATCGAATGTCACTTGCTGCCTCCAGTACTCTTGACGCTGAGTCGCGGTAAACACCCGTCGGGTGAATGATTGGGTACTACGTTGTGTGGTCGCTTACGACGACCAGGCGATGGGATCACTTGTACCCCAGAGTCGAGAGCTGTCAATACATACAACCGAAGGCTTGTCAAGGGGGTGGGGTTGGCAAAGAAAAAGCCGCCCTGCGGCGGCTGGTTGCACTATCAATTTGATGCTGGTTGATAGTGATTGATAGTTAACAGGTGCTCAATCACCGGCACTCGCGGGGGCGCGGTGATTTCGATGGGGGCGGAAGGTGCGGGAGTTCATCAGGCAATATCCTGCACGTTAACCTTCCTGAAGGTGTGCCGTCCGAACGATACCGTGCTGCTGCACACCCCTCTATGGCCGACACGGGTATATGTATTAACTGATGCCGTTGATGGGGAAATTGGGATTTTTGGTGTGCGCAATGTAAACACCGTATCCTCAGTTATGAACTGCCCGATGTCTTGCGTGTAGTTTGGAATTCCACTGTCGTACACCCATTGAGGGGTGCCGCTGATAAACCGCAGCCACAACTGCGCATTTGTTAGCAGCGTTGGGTTTGCAGCGATCTTGACTTCTGCAATAGCCTCGACAATATCGCCTACCGCAAAACCGGCAGGAAGTGTCTTGTTGGCTGTCATCGTGATCTGCGCGTTGTCACCTGCTGTACTTGCCGTATATGCCATCTGCAACCAATGCCCAGCGCCATCGGTGCGCGCCACTTTTGAACACACACCAGCCCCACCAGTGCCGAGCGCGTTCGCGGTCATGCTGTTAGATACGTCGCCTGTAATCCCCGTCCCATCCGTACCGGCAGTTCCGTATTGCATGGGATTTGGGAACAACTCGAAATCATCCAGCCCACCAAGACCGAAGTGGTCAACAGCTTGAATATTCGCGGTGATCGCAGCCGACACAGCTTTTGCAATCAGCCAGTCTGCGGCGAGATAGGGATGAATCCCGTCGGTTTTCTTGAGCTGCTGGCCTGATCCAGACGCGGATAGATAAGTCGTGGTGTTTTCTGGATAGACTGGATTTGCGAGGTTCGTATCAATGTACAAGCGAGCCAGATCAACAAATATGATCTTGTCGCGATGTTGCCGCGCAAACTCATAAACTTTTTGATTGAGCCAGTACCATGCCTTTGTTCCGTCGCCTTTCGAGTATCCGGTAAATGCTGACGACGAATCAATGTTGCCGCTCGGAAGCAAAGTTGCAATAAAAGGAACAATCCCCCTGCCGATTGCCGCAAGAGCTAACCTATCATATATTTCCCAGGCCGCTTGTATTTCACTCAACGTTGGGGCGGAACCCGGCCAAGTATCATTCTCCAGCCAGTTTCCCATCCAGATATAGTCAGGGTCATAGCTCAGGGCTTTATTGAACACAGTGCTGATTTCGGCCACCCGCAGCCCCGACAGCCCGTTGATGTAGACCTCATCAAGACGCTGCCCGGACAGCGCCTGCGCAATGTGCCACCACCCGAAGCGATATGATGGAGTGTCCGTGGTGGCTTCTGCTGTCCATACAACCGTTCCGTCTGTCACGGTGCCGCCAATGCTGGTAGGCCATTCAGGCTCATTGTCCCAGCCGCTTGCCGTTGTCCCTGCGGTAGTGCATTTGTATTGCACCGGATAAAGAACGCTCAATGTTGACGCTGGAACAACGACCGCATTTAACGCTTTTGCCGTTGCTGGAACCCATTTTGTGTTTGTTGTCATGCTGCCCGCGCCGAGCGCAACGATACTGTTGCCAAGAATCGCGACTTTGTTTTTGGAGCTATTGACCCGCTTCATAACCCCATCCGCCCCCACCAAGACGGTAGCGCCGGAGGCGTCGGTTTGGGTACCTGCCGGCTGCACCTCGGTGACCGTGAACACTGCAGGGTGTTTGCGGTAGTACGCGACGTCGGAGTCGCGGATGAAACACGCCTCCCCGACGGCTAGGTTGACGTCCTGCCCGGCGATGTCGACGGCTGGAGCAGCTTGGAGTGCGGTGACGATATACATGGCTTTACCTCGCGCGGTGGCGGATGGGGGTTCTCTGAACTTGTATCACGAAGCGGGCGCTTGTCCAGTCAGGCGACCGGCTCGAACCCCGGCGCGTGGGTCTCGTTCTTCCACAGGCCGGTCTTGCTGTAGGCACACACGGCGAGATACATCTCGAGGGCGCGGCCGTCGATCGAGGCGACGACCTGGTTAATCTCGTCGCGGGCAATGCCGCTGTCGACCATCGCCTGCTCCTCGAGAAAATTCTCCAGCCGCATCGCTTCCAGAAAAACCTGGTCGCAGGTCTCGCGCTCGATGTATCCCTGGCGACAGAGAAAGTCGTGCAGCACCGCGGCTCTCAGGTAGCGGTTGCCGTAGCGTGCGTAGATGGCGACGATCGTCGGCACGCTGGCCCCGTCGGTGCGGAATCCGAGCGGCACATAGACTGCCTGCGCCAGGTGCGTCGAGTAGTAGCCGAAGATCGCGGTCAACTGCCAGCGCGCGGTACCGTCGTTCGGGTTCCAGCGCCCGTTGTTGCGGAAGTCCCACGGCTCGACGTACTTGAGCTCGAGAGGGGACAGGAAGCTGCTCACGGCCCGGTCACCAGGATCGCCAGCGTCAACACGGTGGCGACGATGTAGAACGAGATCATCACCCCGCGTTTCATGCCGCCTCCAGCTCGAGCATCTCGGGGGTGACTGTGATCGTCGCCGCTTTGCCGTGGTCGCGGTGGTAGACGATCGCGGTCATGCTCGAATCGGCGATCCAGCCGTAGCGCGTCGCGTAGGAGTCTCGCGCGGCGATGGTCGTATGCTGCACCACGGTCATGCCGGCGTGCTCCTTCTCCTCCGCGTGGTGCAGGTGGCCGGTGTGGCAGTAGCGCTTGGTGCAGGAGCCCCACTCGCGCGCATACTGCGCGGCGAACAGCAGCGGCAGCTGGTCGTTCTTCTTCAGGTGGCCGTGGTGGAAGGCCAACATCACCTGGCCGTGCACGTAGACGTAGTAGGGCATCTCGGTGGTGATCACCTCGACGCGCGGCTCGTTCTCGAACAGGATGGCGAAGATGTGGCGCAGCCACAGGGAGCCGGCGATGTCGTGGTTCCCCTCGGCCATCAGCACCACGACTTTCGCGTGCTTGGTCAGCATCAGCGCGACCGTGTAGCGCAGTATGCGAATCGCCGTCCCGATAACCTTGGAGTAGCGGCTGTCGGCGTCGAGCAGGTGCCCCGACGTCGGCGTCACCGCGGCTAGGCCGTCGAAGTGCAGGAAGTCGCCGAGCTGGCTCAGAAACCCCACGGTCGACGCGGGGGAGGTCTCGACCAGGTAGCGGATCGCGCCGCACAGGGTGCGCTCGGCGATCTCGAGGTCCCAGTCGGCGCCGGTCTCGGGAGCCCAGGCCTTCATGCCGACGTGGCAGTCGGTCAGGGTGTAGAGCGTGCACAAGTGGTCGAGCGTCGCCGTTTTCATGCGCGCGGTCGGCTGGAATCGTGGCATCTGCGTCGTCAGCGCGTCGATCGCCGCGCGGATCGCGATGTCGCGTTGGATGCCGTCGAGCTTGCCCTTGACCCACTGCCTGGTCAGTTGACCGTCCGTGTATTCGTTGGTGAAGCGCTCGACCACGAACGGTGCCGTGACGGGGTGCTTGAGGTCGTGGTCGGGCGCGAAGCCACGTACCGCGGCCTGTTGCGCCTCGGCCTCGAGCCCGAGTTCGGTCGCATACTGGCGCAGCCAGCGGCTCGCCGTGCTCGGGTTCTTGCCAGTTGCGCGCGCGAACGCCGTGATCTCGGGGCGGCCGGCGTCGACCCACTGCTTGAAGTAGTCGCGGATGTCGGTTTCTGGGACGGCGGGGGTCGGCATGGGTCAGTTCACCTGTCGGGTGTGGTCGCCACAGCGGTGCCCGTAGGTCACCACCGGGAGCGACTGGATGGGCTCGTCTTCTTCGTTGAAACCGTGTACTTTCGGCGGGTGCAGCAGGCACTCGCCGGGCGGGTCCGCTTCGGCGGGGTGGCCGTCGTCAGGGAAACGCTCCCAGTGACAGCAGTTGCCGCAGACCCGGCGGCCGAGGGGAGTGGGGTCTTGCAGTGCCGGGGGTTTCTTGCTCATGTCAGTCGGCCCCGGTGTGCCAGTCGACCAAGGTGTTCAGTCGCGCGGCGCAGGTGGCGTAGCGCTGCTGGGCTTCGGCAGCCCAGAGGACCACGTCCCTGTCAGAGGCGGCAGCTGCGGGGGGACTTTCTGCAGCAGGCTGGCCGGGGGTTTGGTAAGGACCCCAATCGGTGCTGGGGTGCAGCAGGCCGACAGCATCAGAGCCAAGGCAGAGACGACCGGTTGTGACTTCGGGAACATGCTTGATAACCTCCACGGTACGGATGACGACGCGCCCTTCGGCGCTCGCGAGTTGGCGCGTCAGTGCATCGGCGCGCCGGTGTTCGGCGTCGGTTGCGGCAATCTGCGCCTCGAGCTGCGCGGCGTGCGCGGCTTCGGCTTTGGTGGTCGCCCAGTCCTGCCCGGCGTAAAAACCACCCCCGACCAGCGCGAGCGCCAGCAACAGCCCGGCGAGGGGGCGATAGGCTGTTGGGATCATTCGGACCTCCCCTTCGAGTAGTGCGCGAACAGGAAGCCCTGCAGCGCGTTGAGCGGGACCATGATCGCGCCGAGGATCAGTGCGACGTCACTGCCGGTGCGCGGCGAGGTGCTGGCGAAATCCATCGCCCAGCGGATCACCCACACCGTCATCACGAAGGTGCCGAGCGTCATCACCCGACGCACGATGGCGCGGCTGTCGACGAAGTTCCAGAAGTCGGTGAGCCACTTCATGCGAGCGTCTTCCCGGCCTGGAAGTCGGCCAGCGTCAGGCCGCCGGTGTACTGGCAGTGCGCCAGCTCCTTGAACCGCTTCCAGCGTCCGGCCCACTCGAGCCCGACAGCTTCGGCGACCTCACCGCAACGGGTGAACAGCGCGAGGTTGGTCCAGTCCGCCTTGCCGTGGACGATCGGCACGAAGTCGAACGCCACCCGCCAGTTGTGGAAGCTCTGTCCGCCACGCGCGTTGGTCACCTTCCGTCCGGGCTTGCTCCGCCCTTGGGCGTACAGCGCGTCCTGCGACGCAGCGTCGCGGTAGGTGCTGGTGATCAGGACGTCGATGCCCTCGGCGGCACACCGGCGCACAAAGGCTTCCGCCTTCAGCCGCGCCGCTGGGTGTAGCTCGAGCAGGTCGCGGCTGTTGATCACGGCGCCGGGGTCAAATACGCGGAGCCCGAGGCTGCCGTGGTCTTGAACGCCAGCTTGTTGCCCTTCTCCAGAACGATCCGCGTCAGCTTGGTCGCCGGCAGGAACTGGTCGGTGCCGTCGGAGAGTGCCGTAGGGTTCGGTCCCTGGCGGAAGAAGCACTCGACCGTGGCGTAAACGTCGACCGCGCCACTGGCGATAGCCGACGACTGGGCCGAGGTCGAAGAGATCGCGACGGTCTCGGAGGCGCCGCCCGAGCGGGCGACCAGGTTCAGTTCACTCATGCTGTTTTCCTTTTCAGTAGGCGATCATCTGGACCGTCACGTCTTTCGCGCCGGCGTCTTCCAGCGCTTGGGTGATCTCGTCCTTGTACTTCACGTACAGCTCGGCCATGACGCCGCGTACGACCTCGATGGCGGCGCCGGTCGACTCCATCGCCATGTTGTTGCAGCGGATCGTCGTGGCGACAGTGACCTTGCTCGCGGGTGTGCTCACGGCGCGCGCTCCTCGAGCTTCTCGACGCGGCGCACCAGGTCGTTGGTGCGCGCGGTCGTCGCTTCCTTGTCCCGCCGCGCATCGTCCTGGGTGTATTGTGTCGCTTTGAATTCGCTCATCAGGCTGGTCAGCGTGTCGATCTTGGCGACGTAGGTGGCGGCGAACCACACGCCCCCCAGGGTCTGGACGGAGATCGCGAAAATGATCGCCAGCGGGATTTCCTTGCCGACGTGCCAGCGCTCGCTGCGGGGGTTCGGTTGACTCATGGTTTCTTACCGGGAGTGGCGGGTTTCTGGTTGGCTGCGTGGACCGCGGCGGCGGTCGTGACGACTCGAGCCGCGTGCTCGCTGGCGGCGCGCTTGTTCTCAACCTCGAGCTTGCCGTCAATCTCGTAGCGCTTGAGCGTGGTGTCGGCCACCAGCTTGTCGCGCTTGTTCTGCAGCTGCAGTTTCAGCGCCTGAATTTCCTCCAGCGCGGCCTGGTGCTCGTCGTGCAGGCTCTGCACCGCCGGGTCGTCGCTCGCTGCGGTGCCGTCGAGACGCGCATGCAGGTCGAGCTCGAGACCATCTGCCTCTTGCAACAGCTTCTCGGTGGCCGCGCGCAGGTTCTCTGCCCGGGCGCGGTTGACCTCGATCGTCGCTTCCTGGGCGGCGACGGCGAGCGCGTTGGCCTCGGCGGCGGCCTGCTCCTGGGCGGCCACCGCCTGCTCCTCCATCTCGGGCGGAATGTCCTGGATGCCGGCAGCGCGGCGCAGCCGTTCGATCAGCAGGTCCTTCTCCGGCACGTCGGTCAGCTTGACCAGCACGTCGATGGTCATCATCTGCATCTCGGGCGGCAGCGACTTCACCACCTCGGACAGCACCTGCAGCTGCTGGGCGCGGAAGGCCGGGGTCGACGGCACGTCGGACAGCACCACCTTGGCGTTGACCAGGGCGACGTTGTTCTGCAGGCTGCCGTCGTCCTGCGGCACGTTGAGAGGCACCGGCACCCGCTTGCGCGACGAGCCGTAGGTGGGCGATACGTGTACCGTGGTCTGCTGACCGATCAGGTCTTCACGCACCAGGGAGAACAGCATCTCGCCGACCTGGCGGCGGGCGAAGCGGTAACCGTCGTTGATCTTCGCGAGCGTCACGCTGCCCTGTTCGATCAACGCGTTGATGGCGATGCCGCTGTCGGCGCCGCCTTCTTTGCCCATCATCGCCTTGAACACGCCGCCGGCGTTCTCGATGTCGTTGGCCGCCTGGATGCGCCGCTGGTACTGCTGGGTGCTGAGCTGGAAGTCGATCTCGACGTCGAACTTGGCCTGGGGCTTGTTGGGGTCGAGCAGCACCACCGCGTCGGGCCGCGCCAGTTCGTCCTGCACCTGGCGCCACGAGTTGTGGCGGGTGTCGATCGCATCGCTGCTGGCGACCAGGCGGCGCGCGTTGAGCATCCAGTGCATCTTGGCGTCGGCCGAGTTGACCACGTCCTGCGGCGAGATCATCGAGCGGATCAGGCCGTAGGGCACGCCGGACTTGTCTTCCTTGAAACCCCAGAACGGAACGTAGGGGAAGTAGCGGTGCGAGTAGGGTGACTTGAAATCGTACAGCTGGTGCGGGCCGAGGTAGAAGGCGACGCGCATCTCGCTGTAGGTCGCCTCGTAGGGCCGGATCACGCCCGCGGCGACGGCCTGGATGTGGCGCTGGTCGATCGGGTTGAACGGCACCACGCGGCCGTTCGGCAGCTTCATCACCTTGCCGCGCGTCCAGGCTCTGTACCAAACTTCAAACAGGGTGGCGCGCTTCCTCTCGGCGTCGCGCCACTCGTCTTCGTCGAGGTTGGTGATGCGCTCGATGTCGGCCGCGTAGGCCAGCGCCGGGTCGTACAGGTCGCGCGTTTCCCACTGCCAGGTGCGGAAGCCGCCGGCGCAGGCCTTCGAGATCATCTCGGCGTGTTCCGGCATCAGTGCGGTCAGCTCGTCGACGTCGAAGCGGCGCTTCCTCACCAGATAGCGGGCGTCGGTCAGGTCGAGCTTCTTCGCCCGCCAGTCCCACCAGATTTCGCTGCGGTGGACGTGGCCGACGCGGTAGGGGTAGTCCATCGCGTCGGTGGCCCGGGCCACTTCGACCCAGCCGACGCCGGCTTTGATCTGCGACGCGTGAGCCTCGGCGATCGCGCGGTCGGCATGCGACTCGCGCTCGGCTTCGGTCAGCTTCTGGTTGAGTGCGTTGAGCAGCGGCTCCGGCACCGGGGCATCCGGCGTCTCTTCTACGACTCTCCAGTCCGTCCGCGTCTTAGCTTCGAGACCCAGTACGGCGTCAATCGTCGGCCGTATCAGGTTGGTCGTAAGCGCTGGAATGCCGAGGCGCTCCATGCGCTGCAAGCGCTCTGGGGTGAGCTGATGCCCGTCATAGTAGTCTGCCGCTTTGTCTGATTCCTCGCGCCAGCGGGGCTGATACCTCAGGTCCGAAAGCATGTTCTCGAGCTGGGTGAGCGAGAGACCCTCCGGGACCGGCGGCTGCAACGTGACCGAGGGCAACGCGGACGCCGCGAACGGGTCGCTTCCCGGCAGTTCCGTGGGTGTTTCCGTTGCTGTTCCGATCATTCGGCTGGCCCAAGTGTGTTCACTAGGACTTGTAACAGCAACTGACGGCTTGTCAATGCCCGTTAGATTTCGCCGGGCATGTCCGGCCAATAGCGATTACCCTTGCTCCGGTTGGCTCCTGTCGCCAATAGCTGCAGGTTGTCTGCTGTGTGCAACCCACACACGAGTGGTGATGTCAAGGGCACGACATGGTCTACTTCAAGACTGATACCGAATGCGACAGAGAGTTCTTGGGCTTTTGCATAGACCGTCGCCATCTGCGCTGGGTCTGCCCATAGCGGTACCGCCTGCTGCTTTTTGGCCACGTACCTTCGCGTCTTCTCATACCAAAGGCCGCGGGCGCCCTGGAATCTAGCCGCGCACTGGGCCAGTATTTTCTCCCGGTTATTCTGGTACCGAAGCGCCGACCGTGCCAGGATTCTGGCGCGGTTGTCTTGGTAGTGCTTAGCGCTGCGGGCGCCCGCGGCCTCGGCCGTCCGCGAGGGGTAGTGCTTACGTTTTTCGGCCAGTACCGCTTTGTTGGCGGTGTAGTACGCGGAGGCCCTCGCTTTGTCAGCTTCAGCGTGCTCCGTCCGATGCGCTTTGCGCGCGGGACTTTGGCATGCCTTACACCGTGTCTGGTGCCCGTCTTTCCGCGCCCTGTTGCGGCTGAACTCAGAGATCAGTTTGGTGGTACCGCAACCGAAGCAATGCTTCTCGGAAACCGAGGTGAATTCCATGGTGTGTCCTTGATCGACTTGAGTGAGTGTGTCGGCCCTCTGGTGGATCAAGCACCTCGGACTTGCGCAGGGCTCCCCCCGACCGACATCGTAGATTGTAGCGGCAAGGAGCCGCTTGTAAAGCCTGTCAATAAAGGCCGTCGCTTCCTGGCATGTCAGGCCAGTGGCGGTTACCTTTCGCCGTGTTGTCATCTGAGGCGAGAAGCTGAAGGTTGTCTGTGCAGTGCAGACCGCAGACGATCTTCGAGTGTATCGGCACGACGTGATCTACTTCGAGATCAACCCCAAAAACCGCGGATAGCACCTTGGCCTGGGCGTATAGCACCGCCGTTGCTGTCGGGCACCCCCATCCAGGTGTCGCTTGGTGCCTCCGCGCTCGACGCAACGCCGTGAGTGCATTGATCCGTTCTGGAAAACGGACGGCGTATGCCTGGTTCCACGCCTGTTTACGCTCTGGGTTTTGTGCAGTGAACTCTCGCTTTTTGGCGAGAATCTGGTCCCGGTGTCTGGCGTACCATGTCCGATTCCGTGCGCGGGCTTGGGGTCTGTCCTTTTCGCGGGCGGCCGTGACTTTATCCGGGTTACGCGCCACCCACGCCCTCTTGTGCTCCCGAACGCGGTCTGCATTCTCCGCCGCCCACGCTTGTGCCCGCGCCAGTTCACGGGACCTGTTCGCCTCCCGATAGGCGAATAAGCACGCCTTGCACCTGGGCTGCAACCCGTCCTTGCGCGCAGCAGATTTGTTGAACGCGTCACGGGGTTTCCGCTCGCCGCACTTCGAGCAGCGTTTATCCTGCACATCACACATCGTGTCCTACCCGGCAAAGTCTTCGGATGTAGACAATTACACCACAAAGCGCACGCTTGTAAAGCCCCGCCTAGTAGAGCCCATCCGAGCGACGCTCGTGATCTATGGACCTGCTGAGACTGGGCTTCAGCTCCGCGAAGCGCAGGTCGAAAATGCCGATGCGCGTCGCCGACATCAGGTCGTCCCGCACCTTGACGATCACGCCGTCCTTGCGGTGGTACATGCGGAACTCCTCGAACCAGCCCCCAAGGTGGCTGAAGACCTTGAAGCGGCCGGTCTCCATTCGGGTAAGCAACTCCTGGATGCCGGCCTCGGTCGAGATGCGACTCTGCGCCCGCTCACCCTCATGACCCGTCTCCGGGAGCTGCGCGTGCGTGTGCCGCATGTTGACGCCCTCACGGCGGTACTGCTCTGCCAGCTGCTCTCCGTGCATGGCGTCCCGAATCTGGTGACCGTCGTGGGGCCAGCTGCATGGAATCCAGTCTCCACGGGCTTTGATCGCCGCAGCGTGGACTGGGATCAGCGTCTCCTTGGCCCTGTGCGCGTCGTAGACGTACACCGTATCTGCGTCGCGATCCCATGTCAGCCACACGACGGCGGTCGGGTGCTGCCACCCCAGGTCGAGCGCAGCCAGGCGCGGCCAGTGGTCCGGGATCGGGAACGGCTCGACGGTGATAGCCGGCTCCAGAACCGGGAACACCTTGCCGCTGCCGAAGGTCGGGGTGCCTTGCGTGCGTGCCTCTCGCTCGTGTGCCGGGTACTGCGCGATGATCGCGTCACGCTGGGCTTGCGTGTAGTGGTCGACGTCGTTGATGGTCATCGTGGTGACATGGCCTTGGCCTTCCAGCAGGAAGCGACCAACGGTCTCCGACATCCCCTTCAGCGGGGTGAACGTCATGTACACCGGTCCCGCCGCCACGTTGGTCCGGGTCAGCGCCTCCAAGTAGTAGCTGGAGTCCGGCTCCTCGTCGAGCCACACGAAGTCGAGCGTCATCGCCTGCACCTTCTCGCGGCCCTGTTCGTAGGCGCGCAGGTACAGCGTCGACTCGCCACCGCTGACGTGCTTCACCTTGACCGTGTCGTAGGCCCCCGTGATCGAGCGCGCCATCACCGGTTCGCTCTCGATGCAGCGCTTCGGGATCATCCCCTCGCCGAGCGCCTTCGCCGGGGCGCCGCACAGCAGCACCTGCATCGAGTCGCGCACCAGCTGCGACGTCACGCCGGCAGCCAGGCCGCGGGTCGGCCGCGAAAACACGTAGCCACCCCAGTCGTCCGGGTACAGCCCGGTCAGGTGGAACGCCGTCTCTGCTGCTGCCGAGTACGTCTTGCCCAGCTGGTTGCCCGCCATCAGCAGCCGCTCGCGGTTGGTCTTCCCCGCCGCGTGGAACTCGAGCTGCTTGGGGTAGGGCGCGTAGCGCTCGAGCATGTTCTCCGCCTCGTAGCGCTCCTTCGCCGCCAGTCCGTCGAGCAAACCCTTCTTCTGCGCGAACGTCAGCTTGGTCAGGTTGAGCGCGGCGATGTAGGCGCGCAACTCGGCCGCGGTCAGCGATCGTTCGTCAGAGGCTTTCTCAGAGGTTTTTGGGGCAGGGGAGGGGGTGCCCGCTACCTCGGTGCCGGTCGCCTGCTGATCGTCGCGCGGTGACCCGTTTCCTGCTGCGGAAGAGGGGGTGGTGGCGGTGGGCTGGGAGCGTGCCGCGTCGATTCTCGCTGCAAGGTCCTTGGGGTACTCCTGGTGCGGCTCCGGAGCTGCAGGAAACTCGCGGCTGGTTTCACAAGTCGTTGCTTGTGAGTCTCCAGAAAAAGTTCCGCTCATTTCGGGGAGCCCTCGCGGCGACCCCGGCTCGGCGCCGCGGGGTGCCCCCCCGGGTGGGGTGGGGGCCGTGTCGACCGGGTCCAGGTCGAACAGGTCCGCAAACTCGCTAAACACGCGTAGAGTCCTCACCAAGGACCCGACAACCTAGCATCCATGCGGCCTGCAGCGTAGTTTGTTGCATCATTGTGGCTTTGCCTCGTCATTTACCTGGGTCTTGGCGACCTCGGCCTGGATCAGGCGTAGCTGTGCATCGATGCTCTGAGGGTCTGCAGCCTTGACCGTGGTGTCGACCTGGACGCGATCCGAGTAGCTGGGATCGCATATCGCAGCGTACTTACGGCACATGTGGGCTATCTCGCGACCCTTGGCCAGGCCCATGGGGGTGACAGCGTTGGCGACGGCTGCCAAACCCCTGTCGAGCCACGCCTGCGCGGCGTTGCGGCGAGCCTCGCGCATGCGTGCGTCTGCGCCCTCTGTTGATGCAATCCAGCGGTTCAAGTGAGCTGGTCGCGTGCCGATGCGGAGACATAGCTCGCGCATGCTGTGCCCTTCTTCAACGAGTGATAGGACCTCGTCGAGTCCTTTGTCACGCAGCCTGTCGACGCTTTCGTGGTAGTCACGCGGGGGCTCTGGGTACTTCGTCGGGCGCGGGGCGACGGGTATCACCTCGCCCTCGATCGTCCGCAGGGGGATGTCTTCGACTAGCTGGGTCATGGTCTTGTGGCGTATCTCGTGGAAGGGGCGCGGGGCCTTGGGGCGCGTAGCCGCTTCGATCTTCATCTGCTCCAGCTGCAATGCGAACGCAGCAGGATCGTGTGGCCTGTTGCCGTTGCGCAGACGCCAAGACCCTTTCACCCGGTCCCAATAGTGCTGGGGACTCGGTGCCGGGGTCGTCGGTTGTGGGCGCACGCGTGTGGACATGCTTCGACTTGTATCACGCAGCGGCCACTTGTCCAGCCGCGCGTTACTCGATGCCGGTGCCGCGGCGTGTCCCTTCTGCCACCTTTTTTAGGCCCCAGTCCCCTCAAAACCCGCGGGTACACAGGTCCCCAGAACCCCTGAAACCCGCGCCAATGCTGGCCTTAGCACCTTTTCGCACGAAAATCCCCTCAACGACCCCTCTACGGGCCGGCTTTCTACACCCCTTCTATGTATACTTATTCTCTTATTTACTATTAGTTCTTAAAAGAAAAAAAGGGATAAGGGGACAAAGACAGCAAAGCTAATAGCAGCAAGGGTTCCCGCTGTCCCCGACCCTCCAGTTCGCGGGGTACGCGCCGGGGCAGAGGGGACAGCGACCGACACCTGCCGCATGCCGCCTTTTACGACGCCTTGCGTTAACTGCGCACCGTGATACGCTTCTTGTGGTGTACAGCGCACGCTTGTACGGCAACCAAGGAGAGCCCCATGGCATTGAGAAAGACAACAGTGAAACGCATCCCCGGCGGGGTCGTGGTCGACCGCGCAGCGCCCGGCACAGACACCACACTGGTGTCGCGTGCGGAGTATTTCCGCGACAGCACCGGTGCGGTTCGCCTGCGCACCAAGATGACCGAGTTTTTCGTGGCGCCGCGCATAGGTCCTCGGCTTGGAATCGTGGCCCAGTCTGGCGCTGCGCTACGTGCAACCTCGGCAGAAGACCTGCTTAAAGTGATCCGCCAAGAGGCTGGGGACCTCAGTAAACCGAAGCGCGCGGACTCGTTGGGTGCACGCCAATGGCGCGGCGAAACGGTCGTGCAAGTCAAAGGGCCGCAGCGATGAGCCGCCCAGCCAAAGGCACCTCGGCGGTTCCGCGCGCCTTGGTGGATGTGGCCGCGGGCATGTCACCCGCAGACGCAGCACGCAAGCATAACGTCGCCCCGTCGTCCATCAGCCGCGCGTTACGGCGCACCGTTTGCCCGTTCTGCGGCCACCCCGAGAAGCCCGAACCCCGCAGCAAATAACTACGTATACCTATACGTAACTTCACAGCAAAACCATACGTATACGCACACTCTGCGCGCATACATATACGTAGAACAGGAGAGCCGGACACATGACCACAAGCCCCCAGACACCCGCAGATTTTGGTCTGCAAGCGAAGAAAAAAGGCAAACAGACGACCGTCTACATGGACGAATTGACCAAGTTTCTGCTGACGCAGTACGGTGGGGGGAACTTGAGCCGGGGCATTCGAGAGGCCGCGCGTGCGGTGTCGACGACAGCCGACGGCACCATGGCAGTGGTTCGCGCCGTTGCGACACCCGCGGCAGTGAAGCCTCCCGAGCGCAAGCCCGCGCCGCTGCAGTTCGAGGTGCTATGCGCCGCACCGCGCAACAGCGACGCCCCGCAAGCACCCAGCCGCGTCGACCCCGCAGACAGCATGTTCGGCGACCTGTTCGGCACGCCATATGATCCAAACGACCCAGACTAGGCGCCACACCAGCACCCACGGAGCCCGCCACTGTGCGGGCTTTTTCACGCCTGCACCCCATAACACGCATCGTGTGCAAAACTATTTGTCCTTAACAATCAGTCACTTGTAAAATAGTTGCTTGGATGTGCAAAAATTCGCTTGCAGCATGCACGCAGTGCGTATATGCTGGAAACCAGTAACACGAAACAACGCCAACGGCCACGCAGTGTCGGACCCAGGAGAAGCCCTTGCAGAAGGGATCGAGACGGGTGAATCAAAGGGGGTGCAAGCGCGCCACCCTTTGACGGTGAAGCAGGCGACCGCGACGGCCTGCACCAGATACTTAACCCTGAAGGAGAGAAGCATGCCCCGTAGAAAAGGCAAGGACACAATCATCAATGAGATGGTGGTGAACGCCGCCGACGTCATGGAGGCGAAGGCAGAATATTTCGAGATGGTTGCCGCGCAGTTTGACGAAAAGGGCGACACGGTGACGGCGGCCCACTGGCGCCGGCACATTCCGGGGATCGTGGCTGCCGTGGCCTTGATCCGAGAAAACGCAGGATGTTGGAGCTGATCAATTCAAGCCCCTGCGCAAGCGGGCGGCTTCGATGGACCAACCCTTACACCTACCAACCGAAGGAGGAAGCATGGCACATATCGTCTATTCGATCCGCGGCGCTGCACCGCGCGAAATCAAGGTCCCCACCGTCACCGAAGCCCGGCACCGCTTCTGGCTTAAGGGTGGGAAGTTGGAGCAGTTCGTGATGGAGCTCGGCGAGCTGCAGGGCGCTGCACGGTATTGCCGCGAGTGCTTCAGCTACTCCGGCGCGGTCACGCACCTGGCGCTGCACGACGGCGGTGGCCCGCTGCAGCGTTTTATCTGAGGAGGCCCACAGCATGCTAATCGCCAACCGCCACCGTAACGTCGCACTGCTCGCGAAGCAGGGGCGCACCTACACCCACGTCGTTATCCTCACCGCCCACGGGCTCGAGGCGACGAAGCTGACCGAGGACCAGCTGGTCAGCGACTGGGGCCAGGTCGTCGCATACACCCCGGAGCGCGCCGTCGAGCGCTTCCAGCAACTCGCAACCAGCATCGGCGCAACCGAGGGGGCACGTCGCCTGCTCGAGCACGCCTCCTGCAACGGCTGATCAAGTCGAGCACCTGGCCACGCGCCGGGTGTTCCGCTGGACCTGTCAAAAATAGTCCTTGCGCCATGCACGCGATGCGTGTATTCTGGAAACCAGCAGCACACATCAACCACCTGAAGAGGAGAGCACCATGACCACCGAAACCGCCCAACCCGCCGAGAGCAACGCAGAGCAGCAAGCCCGCCTGCAACTTGAATCCATCCGCGAGATGCTCGCCGCCGTGGCGGTCGACTATGACCGGCTGGAGGAACTGCGCGAGGAAAAAGCGGACGCCGACGACGACACCAGCGCCGTCAGCTGGGCAGAAGAGAACCCCGACGAAGCCGCCGAGCTGGCCGAACTCGAAGCCGCAGCCGGCGACTGCAAGGACCAGGACGAAGCCGAGCAGCGCATCTACGAAGACCCGCTAAGCGTCCAGGTCCGGGGAGGCTGGTACACCCCCGGCGAAGAGAAGCCAGACCCCGAGGAGTTCGAAATTCTCCTCTGCACCGGCGGCCCTGCCGTGCGCATCCTCGGCGAGCTGGGCGAGGGCAACGAGCCCACCCGCGCCTGGCTCGAGTATCAGGACTGGGGCACGCCTTGGCAAACGCTGTACTTAGGGGATGATGCTTCTAAAGCACTGCTGGACTACGCGGGGCATTTTTACTTTGGGGAGTGAAGACTTGGGCCACCTCTACATGTTGATGTTTAATAACGGTAAATCGTACATCGGGGTCACCCGAAAGACCCCGGAGGGAAGGTTCCGGCAACACGCCAAGCGCGCGGGAACAGGGTCGTGCCGGGCGCTTAGCGCCGCTTGGAAAGAGCTCGGCGCCCCAGAGCTGACGGTGTTGGCGGAGGTAGTGGACGACGAACTACACGCCGCGGAGGTCTTGGCTATTGACATCTTCGAGACCATGCACCCCAAAGGCTACAACCTGACGGCAGGGGGCATAGGCGGTCCGGTATCTGACGACACAAAACGGACACTCAGCGCGCAGCGACGTGCAGACCCTAAGCTGCGGGAGTCCATGCGCAAGCTGCACGAAGGCAACACGGGCCGCGAGCACACCGAGGCCTCGCGCAAGAACATGTCCGCAGCGCAAAAAGGGAGAGAGGTAACGGAAGCCGCGCGGGAGAAAGCCCGTGCCACCCTTCGGGCTAAACCGGACTACATCGAGACGTGCGAAAAGCTGCACACCTACAGCTCGACCCTAGTGCACACGCAAGCGACAAAAGACCAGATACGCCGCACGCTGCTTTCCCGCCCGGACCACGAAGCCCACGCCGCCAAGCTGCGGACACTGCGCACGGGGAGCGTTACGTCGGAGGCGACAAGAGCCAAGCAGCGCGCGAGTGCCCTGGCCCGGGCGGCACGCAAGCGGCGGGACAACGGCGAGTGATCAATCCGGTGCCCTTGGCAACAGGGGCACCCAGTGGATCAACCCCGCAACACTCAACGAGAGGAGAGCACCATGGAAGCATACCAGGCGAAAGACATCGAACGGGTGGAAGTGATGGCACGCCACTACATCATCGCCGCGATATGGGCAGACGCCCCGGAAGGGACACACCCCCGCGCCACCAAGCAGGCGATGGGCGCCGCGCACCGGGACTGCCTGACGTTCTGCCACCAAGCGGGGCCTGATCTGCTGCGCGAGGTTATGCGCGCTCATGCCGACGGGTACGGCGCGCACCCGGACTGCGGAACGGAGCACCCGGTGTTCGCAGCCATGGGTCACGACCTGTGGCTGACTCGCAACGGACATGGGGTCGGTTTTTGGGATCGTGATGCGTTGAAGGAAGGCGACTTGGGGGACCGCCGGAGTGACGTAGCCCGCGCAATGGGCGCCCACGAGCCCGAGTTCTATCGCGGATGGCTGTATCTGAGCTGATCAATTCAAGCCCCTGCGCAAGCGGGTGGCTTCGATGGATCAACCCCAAGGAGCAAAACCCGTGACGAAACCCCAGCAAAGCCCCAGCACCCCGACCCCTGCCTCGATCAAAGAGGCCAGGGTCAAGGCGCAACTCACCCAGACCCAGGCAGCAGCGGTCGTACACTGCACGCTGCGCGCCTGGCAGGGATGGGAAGCCCCCACCGGCGCCCCCGGACACCGCGACATGCCCCCAGGCCTCTGGGAGCTGTTCTTGATCAAGACCAAAGGAGAATGAGAGATGGACTTCACCATGAACGAAGACGACGAGCAACTGCTCCGCGCGATGCACCGGGCAGGCAGGGCGTACTGACCCCAGCCCTGGATTTTCCGCTACACTGCAACCAAGGAGGAACCCGGATGCTGATCGAAAAGCTAAAGAATTTCAGTGAAACAAGACCCCGGCTGTCTCTCGCGGGGCTTGTGTTGGCAACGGGGGCGGGGTGGTTTTGGGCCGGTCTAGACCCTCTGAGCAGTGCCGTCCTGGGGCTTATCACCCTCAGCATTGCGCACGGGGTCTGGACCGAGATATCCGGCGCCAGGGCCTGGGTCCTGCGCTACACCCGTGGCGAACCGGTGGACACAGGCCCAGTCGTATACTGGGTCGACCGGCTGCTCGTCGCGGGCGTCCTGCTCACCCTCTACCACTACCTCTAGCCCCCAGAAACAACGAAGCCCGCATCGCTGCGGGCTTTTTTACGTCTGGCTTTTGCGGATCAGGGTTTCATAGCGGTCTCCTTCTGCTGTTGAATCTGCTGGGCCTTTTGAGCGGAGGCTTCCAGCTCCGTCACCCGGCGGCGGTACTTCTCGAACGCATCAGCCAGGTGCAGCCGCGCGTCGCGCACCTTGTCCTCTGAATGCCCCCACGGGTTCCGCACGATGTGCAGCCAGTAGTCCTCGTTGGTCACTGCCGTTTCACTGGCCCCATAAAAACCCTGCTCCTTGCTGCACATCGTCAATCCTCCTTGGTTCCAAACTCGGGATACACCACCTTGCCGGAACCCATAAACGTCGCTTCCACCTCGGCGACCTGCTCCGGCTCGACCAGCACCAGCACCGTGCCCTTGACCTTCTGCCGCGGCGCCAGGCGACCTTTCTCCGGGTTCGTGGCGTAGTAGGGCACGCCGTCACGCAACGCGCGCGTCGCCTCCTCGCCGCCGCCGCACAGCAGGCTGGAAATCTGGCCCGCCTTGTGGTTGATCATCGCGGCCTCGCTGCGGTCCTTGGTCGCGTTCACCCAGGTCTTCACCAGCGCCTGGGTCTTCGACAGCACCACCAGGATCGCCGGGTCGGTCTCGGCCTGCTTCTTCGCCAGTGCGCCCTTCACCACCTCGATGCTGCGATCCAGCGCCGACTTCAGCGCCGGCTGCAGGTTGTCCAGACGCCCGTGACGCTGCAGCGGCATGCCCTGGCCCCGGCGCGCCCAATCGAGCACCAGGCCCGTCAGCTCGTCGGCCATCTCCGGCAGGTTGTCACCCAGCAGCGCGTAGCGGGTGCCGATGCCGTGGTCGCCGTGGAACTGGCGCAGCCACTCGTCACCGGCCTTGCTGGCGCCCAGCACGCCCAGCGCACGCATCGCCTCGACGCCTGTGTTGAGGCGCACGGCCGCGTAGTTGGCCAGCACCGTGCGATAGGCCGCCTTGCCGTACAGCACGAACAGCGGCAGGTCGTCCACGCTGCGCGCGCCGTCCTCCACCTCGTGGATCGCGAAGCGGTCGGCGAACTGCTGCTCGACCCCGTCCGCACCCACCAGGCTGTCCACGCCCTCGGCCGAGAGGAACAGCTTCACGAACACCTCGCACTTGAAGCGCAGCTGGTTTTTCGGCGCCGCCGTGATGCTGTTGTTCAGCTGCTTCAGCTCACCCTTCACCGCCTTGAACTCGTCAAACGCCAGGCACCAGGCACGCACCACATCGCTCGCCTGGATCGCACTCGGGTTGCCCTCGAAAGCGCGCTCGACGTCCTTCACGTTCATCTCGGTCACCAGCTTCAGCCCGTCCTTGCCGAGCACGCCGTCGAGCAGGAAGCCCTTACCCCAGCCGGCCATGCATTTCATCCAGAGGAAGGCCTGGCGGCGGTCGGTGGCAAAGCGGGCATGCAGGAACAGGTCCAGCACCGTATCGAAGAAGGGGAAGTGCTCGCGGTACTCGGCGACGATCGCCGCCTCGGCGCCCTCGGGCAGCTCGATCGCACGCACCGGGAACGCCTCGTGGGCATAGGTCACCGCAGCCGCGGTCGGGGTCAGGGTCACCGTCGCCTTGTTCGCGAACATGTCCACCCGGTACTGCAGTTCCCCGCGCTGGCGGTACAGCTTGACGTGGTTCGAGAACACCTCCCACGCCTGTTTGCGCAGCTCCTCGGCCACTTTTGCCGCCGGCGTGTTGGTTTCCATCCCGAGGCGCGCCGCAGCAGCATCCAGCTTGTCCGCATCCAGTATCTGGCCGAACGTCGCCGCCACCATCGAGCCCCAGTCGGCCTGTGCAAACTGCACCAGGTCACCGGCCTTGTTCATCAGGTACAGCTTGGCCTGGTTCGGGTTGAAGAAGCAGCCGCGCCAGGCAGCGGTCAGTACCGGGCCGTCGATCACCTCGGCGATCTCGTCGTCGGTCAAGCCCAGGAAGTGCAGCACCCCCTTCAGCTTCTTGCCCATCGCCTTGCCCCAGCGCTCGTCCTCGCTCTTGACCGGCGCCAGCACCGCAGCGGGTGCCGGGATGCCGAGGTCGCTCATGTCTGCAGCAGGGGAGGGGTGCACGTCGTCCGCATCAACCTCGGGGCCATCCTGTCCGAACGGGTTGTCGTTGTCTGGCCCGTTGTCCAGTTCAGCCTGCACCTCGGGCAGCGCGCGGGCGAACTTGCGCATCGCCTCGTCGCTCGGGTAGTCGGTCGCCTTCACCCAGGCCCAGCGATCGTCCTCGGGCACCGCCTCGTCGAGCTCGCCGAACTTGTAGATGCGCGCCAAGTCGTAGGCGTTGAGCGGCTGGTTGATCGTGTCCAACGGCGCCGTGTTGTGGGTGTTGGTGAGGTGCGTGCCCTCGTCGTTGATGAAGGCCCCCTCGGCCGCGCCGTTGCCGTCCAGCCAGGTGTAGCGGCGTTCGGTGATGCGCTCGAAGCTCCCCGGGAACCACTCCGCCATCAGCACATCCTCGACGCTGAAAGCGCGACAGAACGCGCCCACCAGGCCCGGCTTCTGGCGCGGATCGCCGTAGCCGGCGCCCTCGCGATCACCGCCCGCGGTGCCGCGGTAATTCAGCAGCGCAACGGCCAGCGCGCCTTCGTTGATCTCCAGCGGCACCGAGTCGCCGAACAGGCCCGGGTACACCCCGCCACGCACGGCCAGCGGGTCGATCACGCCGGGGGCCATCACCGGGTCCGCCGTGTAGTGCGCCTGCACCACGTTCATCGGCGCGCGGTCCACCGGCAGCTTGGTCATCGTCACCCAGGCGTGCGCCTCGGGTGAGGTCAGCGCGCGGTCCAGCCAGAACCACAAGTGCGCCCGCAGCGTGCCTCGTTTGCTGGGGTGGCCGGCACTCGAGGACAGCTGCCAGTAGAAACTGATCTCCCAGAATTCCTTCGGCAGGTTGAAGCGTATCCATTCCTGGATCGCCTCCAGCGGCTCCTCGTCGGGGTCGGCCAGTAGCGGCACGTACTTGTCGACGTCGAGCATGATCCAGTGCCGTGCCGGGTCGGTGAAGTACGCCACCTGGCGCAGCACCAGCCGGCCCTTGCGCTCGCCGTCGGGATCAGACACCTGCGCAGCCAGCTCGTGGCCGATGTACTCGCCGCGGATCACGCAGCTGGTCGGACGAGAGGCGAGTTGCGCGAGCACCTGCGCCACGTCGAAAATGTTCGCTACCGGGAAAGCCTCGAGCGTGTGTTGCTTCGCACGCCCGTGCCCTTCGATTTCGCCGTCGGCGAGCCAACGCTTGGTAAGAAGCGGGCCGCGGCTGGTCAGGACGCTGATACTGTCTTGATCCCTTGTGATTGTCATGTATCGTAAACCCCAGATAGTGTGGTTCTTGAGCCCCGGCAGACGTCCTAGCGTCCCCGGGGCTTCTTTTCGCCCAAGTAACTTGTAGCGTACAGCAGTTACTTGTAGTGCGGCACGCGGCTTAGTTGAGCAGTTCGCGCAGCTTGGGCGACAGCAGGCGCTGGAAAGGCACCCCGGTGATCTCGGCGATCTCCTTCGCGCGGTCCTTCGGCGCGTAGCCCTGGCGTACCCACTGGCTCACGGCCTGTTGGGAGGGGTGGGGTTTTTCCGGGAAGCGGCTTTCCAGCCGCGCGGCAAGGTGCATCTGGCTACCGGCTTTGCTCACAGCCTGCTCGATGCCGGTGGGGGAGGGGTTCGGGGTACGGGTCATTGTCGTGTCTTCGCTAAAGGGTCCGGCTACAAGCGCCTACTTTACCAGCGCTTCGCAACTTGACAAGTCGAGAAAGACAAGACTATACTTGTGGGATGATGGACGAAGCTGTCCGGAAGCACCCCGAACAACACCGGCTACGGAGAGAGAGCCATGGAACTTGACTCAGGATTCAAAGATCGCCTCAAGTGGGCGATGAACCACAAGCAGACCAACCAGTCCGAACTGGCGCGCGAAATCGCGGTTCGCGTCAAAGGCACTTGCAGCCCCCAAGCGATCCAGCAGTGGTGCTCCGGCGCCACGCTCAACCCGCGGCGGGAACACCTACGCGCCTCCGCCGAGTTCATGGGGGTGCGCTACGAGTGGCTTGCCTACGGTCGCGGCCCGATGCGCGAGATCGACACCGTGCCCTCGCCGGTCAAAACCGGAACCGCCTCCGCGGAGACGGCGCTGCTCTCGCACGAGTGGGAAGAGGCCCTGCTCGCCGCGCTGCCGGACAGCGCGCGCAGCCACTGGCAGCTGAAGTTCCCACACCCCGCAGGCAGCGCGCAGATGCGCGTCAGCTGGGTCTCCGACGCGCTGCTCGCCGAGCTCGGGCTCTACAAACACAGCGGGAACCTGATCCACAACGCACGTCAGCTGCTGTGGCACCTGGCCGTCGCGCGCGAAGTCGTGCCTCCGCTCGCCGGACGGCGTACCGTGCTGCTGCTGGCCCCGCTCGACGACTGGACCGAAGTGCCGGAGCGCCACATCGACGCCCTGCGTGCCGAGGCACGGGCGAACGGGATCGAACTGATCCACGTCGCCACCCCCGAGCAGGCCGCCGGCGTGCTGCTGGGGCAGACCGCGGCCCCGCACATCCCGCTGGCAGATGACCTCGGCCTCGACGTCAGCCCGGTGCTGTAGGCTACCCGCAGCAAAAGCGGGTAGCAAAGGCGCACCCATAAATAAAACTACGCACCCCATAAAAAACTTTTAATAGTGCGTACAAGTGCGTAGTTGTAGGATACAGCATCGGTCGAGCCAATATCGACCGTGACCGCTAAGACTCCGGGGACATTACCGCCATACCGGACGAGTGCGAGGGCGTTGTCAGTGCGACAAGACCTGAGTCGACTGGCATCTGATTGCTCTTTTCTGAAGCTCAAGTCGAGCCGCCGGGCAACCGACGGCTCCGCTGGATCGACAGTGTTGCCGATAATTCAACACCGGCACTTTCGTGCACCCCACGGTTTCTCGAGGTTTTCCCCCTGGCACGGTATTGGCATGAGGATCACGTCGAGCGGCAGAGAGCACCCGGCCGCTCGGACAACAAAACCCCAGGCAACGACCGGGGCGCCTTCGTGCGGAGGGCACCACTACTAGGCAGTCCCGATTAACATTGCGGAGAGGTGTTGTAACGAATGTGTACCGATATTGAGATGTATGGCGACGTCGACGTCGAAGCCCTGGCCAAGGACGTCACCCTGCGGTTGTCGAAAGACGCCACCAGCATGGCCCTGACGATCGTCGCAATGATGGCCCAGGCCAAGGAGGAGCTCGCCCACGACGTCGTCGCTGCCGGGCAGACGCTGAACCGGGCACAGTTCCTGATCCACCGATGTTGTCCCATGCTGCACCCTGAAAACTGAATGATGAAAGACGCCCGGTTCGCCGGGCTCTTTTTTACCCCCGCCTACAAGTAGGCACTTGCGCGGCCCAGCCGCTTTTAGAGGAGATACCATGGCTACAAAACCCACCCCCAAGGTAGGCGACCAGGTCTGCGTCGCCGAGTATGTCGGCACCACGGTCTACGAAGTCGCCGCAGTTGACGGCTTCATGGTCGACCTGACCTACCGTGAACGCGGCGAAGTGTTCGGCGGCGGGCGTGTCGACGCCTCGCTGCTGCGCCCGGCCACCCAGGCGCAGATCGACTTCCATAGCCCCCAGGCGAAGACGCTCGACGACATCGGCGCCGGCATCCGGCGTCTGCAGCCCTTCACCGAAGCGGGCATGGCGCCGTGAGCCAGGTCATCGCCGACAGCGGCCGCCGCACGGCGATCGTCATCGCCCAGGGACCCAAGTTCATCAGCTGCGTGCGGATGGACGCCGGGGAGCTCACCACCACTCGGCTGCCGCAGGAGCAGATCGAAGCCGAGGGCTGGCGCCCAATCGACTACCCAGTCGAGCGCGCCATCGACATCTACCTCGCCCACCCCGGGGGCGTCAGCCCCGCGGCCAGGCGTGCACTCGACGACGTGGCCATGGCCGCGTTGTTGGGTTGATTTCAGAAAGGAAGACACATGAAAGTTATCACAGAAGAGGGCTCGCGCCCGATCAAAATCTGGACTGAGGACATCGAGGACGAAGCGCTGAAGCAGGCGAAGAACATCGCCCGTCTGCCGTTCATCGCGGGTAACGGTGTCGCACTCATGCCTGACGTACACGCTGGCAAGGGAAGCACGGTTGGTACTGTCATAGCAACCAACAAGGCGATTATCCCCGCCGCTGTAGGTGTGGACATCGGCTGCGGCATGAACGCCGTCAGACTGTCCCTGACGGCGTCTGATCTACCTGACAACCTGAAGGACATTCGTTCTCAAATTGAGCGCGATGTGCCTACCGGGTTTGGGCAGCATACTCGTCAGGAAGTTATTGACGGGAACCTGTCAAGAATAACCTGTAGCTCGGAGGCAGGGCTTCAGGTGGGGCGCGCCTTCAGCAAAGGCGACGGAAGCATGATGTGTCAAGCACAGGCTTTCAAGAAAGCAGCAGCTCAACTCGGCACGCTCGGCGGCGGCAACCACTTCATCGAAATCTGCGTCGATGAGAACCAGGACGTGTGGATCATGCTGCACTCAGGCTCGCGCGGTATCGGCAACATGATCGGCAGCTACTTCATTGAGAAGGCGAAGCGTCGGATGGAGCAATACTTCATCAGTCTGCCCGATGGCGACCTAGCTTACCTGCCGGAAGATACGGACGACTTCAATGACTATGTTGAGGCGGTTCAGTGGGCGCAGGACTACGCGCTGAACAATCGCAGGGTGATGATGGAAGCAGTGATCGCGGCCCTGCGTCGGCATATCGCGGTCGAGTTCACCATCACGCAAGAGGCGATCAACTGCCATCACAACTACGTCGAAAAGGAGAACCACTTTGGGCGGAACCTATGGGTTACTCGAAAGGGCGCAATTCGCGCTCGCGTCGGTGACCTTGGCATCATCCCCGGCTCAATGGGGCAGAAGTCCTACATCGTGCGCGGCAAAGGCAACCTTGAGTCCTATTGCTCCTGCTCGCATGGCGCTGGTCGCAAAATGTCTCGGACTGCGGCTCGGAAAACGTTCACCGTGGCTGACCTGAAAGCGCAGACAGAAGGCGTCGAGTGCCGTAAGGATGACGCCGTGCTAGACGAGATTCCTGGTAGCTATAAGGACATCGATGTTGTGATGGCGAACCAGCAAGACCTGATCGAGGTGCTGCACGTCCTGAAGCAGGTTCTATGCGTGAAGGGGGCGTGATGTCACGGATCACCGTACACCTCCAAGTCGGCGCGTGGCCTAGTCCGCTCGACCGTTCGATCGCACTGCCTCTCGACGAGGAGCTGGTCCGCGACGCCTGGACGCCGATCGACGTGCCCAGCCTCGACGCGGACCCCTTCATCCGGGAGATCGCCTGCACTGGCAGCGTTCAGATAGTCAAGGTGCGCGAGACCCGGGAGCGTATGGCGCAGCTGCTGGCTAAAACCCTCGTCCGTGCGCTGCTCGCGTCGATGGAAGCCGAGGACACCTACATGGGCTACCGCGAACGTCCAGGGAGCCCTGGATGGCCCCTAAAATTTCCTGGGTCAACCACACCCTGCCCACAGGCGAGGAAAACGTGATCCTCTGCGATCGCTACTCGATGCGCAGCCGCCCCCTGGGCCGCGTCCGCCCCCTCGCTGGGCGCCACCTTGCCACGGCCGACGACGGCACCTGTCTCGGCCGGTTCCGCGACCCTCTCGGCGCCTGCAACGCGCTGTATCGGCACATCGGTGGCGCGCCCGGCAACCCGCAGATTCAGTTTCCGAAGTTCAACACCCACCCCGGGACATGGACCCACACAGGCCCTAGAAAGGAGCAGCACCATGCAACTTGACGACATCAACCAGGAAAGCCTCGGCAACATCGTCGGCGGCAACCCCGAGGCCCTCGACTACAACCTGCGCGAGGCCCACGAGCGTGGCTACCTCGAGGGCGCCGTGACTGTCGGCGACGTGACCGGCGGCTACGTCGCCTACCTCGTCGACATGGTCACCGGCCTCGGCGTCGCCCTCCAACTCAAGGGGCCTATCCTCCCCGCAAGCGTGCCGGAGGAGGCCGCCCCCGGCGAGGTCCGGTCCGACACGGACCACATCGCCTGCGCCAAGGAGATCGCCACCCGGCTCTCCGACCCCGAGCGCCACGTCGTCGTCACACACGGCATCGTCCCCCAGCGCGAGCTCGACCCGGCGCGCGCCGTAGGCTTCAACGACTTCCGTCTCACGGCACACGTCCGGCAGTACCTCACCGAAGGAGCACAAGCATGAACGACATGTCCCTACAAGGCAGCCTGCAGCAGGCCGTCCGCAAGATTTCCCGTGTCCAGCAGGTCGCCGAGGCGGTCATCGCCGCCGCGGGAGACCAGTACCTGCGCTGCTCGGAGCTGATCCTGAAGCCGCAGGTCTACCCGCTGGTGAAGGACGCCAACGCCCTCTCGTGCATCCTCTCCGAAGCCTACAGCCGCAACAAGCTGGTCGGCCGGGTGCACGCCCCCTTCGGCAAGGAGAAGTTCGCCTACGGCGCCCGTAGCGACTTGGCCGTCGCGCCGGGGATCAAGCCCAAACGCCGGGGCGTGATCCAGGCGGTCGAGCCCGAGGTGCTGGGGTACGAGGTCAGCATCTGGTGTAACGACCCGCGCGAGGCGCTGCGCATGCTGGAGCGCAACCCCGGCGCCCGCCACGAGAAGATAGCAGGCGGCAACGAATGGCGGGTCTTCATCCGCGTCGCGGACAAAGCCGCGGCGCTCGACGCGCTGCTCGCGTCCGACTTGCTGATCCTCGGGACCACGGTCAACCCGGTGCTGGACAAGTGAGTAGCCCCCGCCTCGTCCACCTCAACACCCTCCGCTTCGTGCTGCGCTGCCTCTGGGGGCGGCCGCCAACCCACGAGGAGCTGGTGTGCGCGTACTTCAGGATGCGCGTCAATCGCAACCCGATCGCAGGCTGCCGCGGACGTAGCTATTAATTTTTGTTTTTCGACACAAGCAGCAACTTGCATTTCCAGTACCATACAAGTACGGAATTGATCCCAACCCACAAAGGAGAACACGCATGACCATCGAAGCAACCCTGGAGCGCATCGCCACCGCACTGGAAGTCCTGGCCGAAAACAGCATCGCCAAAGACACCGTGACCGACGGCGTCGCGCCGGAAACCGGCAAGCCCGCCGCCACCAAGCGCGCCCCGCGCGGCAGCAAGGGCGAGACCGCGGCTCCTGCCGAGCCGCCCGTCATGACCGGCGCCGAGGCCGAGGCCGCGCTGAACGGCCACCTCAACGCCCCGGCCCCTACCGCCGCGGAGACCGAGACGCCTGCAGCCCCGGCCTCCGCACCGGCCGCGACCACGGCGGCCCCGGCCCAGCCCCAGGAGCCGGCCACTGCCCCGTCACCGGAGGTTGCCGCTGCCCCTGAATACAAGCACGTCCAGGCCGCCGCCACCGACTACTCGCAGGTCGGCAACCGCGACGGTGTGATGGCCATCTTCTCCGAGTTCGGGATCAAGACCCTGAAGGACCTGAAGCCGGCGCAGTACGCCGACATTATCGCCAAGTTCAACGGCGCGGCCGAAGCGATCAAGGCACTGGGAGCCTAAGACATGTCGGGGAAACACGCCGAGTTGTCCCCGTCATCCAGCGTCCGCTGGTTGAACTGTCCGGGTAGCGTGGCCCTGTGCCGCGGCCTCCCGGACGACCCTTCCGCCGCAGCAGAGGAGGGCACCGACGCGCACGAACTGGCCGCCCTGTGCCTGTCGCTCGACGTCGACGCCGCCGGTTTCATCGGCAAGACGTTGCCCAACGGCAACGAGGTCGACGACGAGATGGCCGAAGGTGTCCAGCAATACCTCGACTACGTGCGCCCGCTGCCCGGGGAGCACCTGATCGAGGAGTGGCTCGACCTCTCCCGGGCAACCGGTGAACCCGGCGGCGGCGGCACCGGAGACCACGTCGCGATCCAGGTCGAGGCGATCCACGTCACCGACTTCAAGTTCGGCCGCACCCCGGTCGAGATCGTCGGCAACACGCAGACGCGCTGCTATGCCGCGGGCGCGCTGCTCCGGCGCTCGGTCAAGGGCGTGCCGTTCGACGTCCCCGAGCGAGTGGTGATGGCTGTCGTCCAGCCGCGCGTCTTCCACGAACCCCAGGTCGAGGAGATCACCGGCCGTGCCCTGATTGACTGGATGGAGAACGTCCTCGTCCCCGGTGCCGCGGCGACGCGGGACGCCAACGCGCCGCTCGTCCCCGGTGCCGCGCAGTGCCAGTGGTGTCGGGCCAAGGGCACATGCCCGGCGCTCGCCGAGTACGCCGTCACCGTCACGGGTGCGGCCGACCTCGCTGAGTTCGCTGGCCCCTTCGCCCCGCCGGCGCCCTCGGGCCTGTCGGGCGAGCAGCTCGGGGACATCGCGCGCAAGGCAGCGATGGTCCGCAAGTGGCTCGAAGCCATCGACGCCGAGGTCGCAACGCGGCTGTTGTCCGGGCAGCGCGTCGGTAGCGAAGCCGCCCCGTGGAAGCTGGTGCGCGGCAAGAAGGGCAACCGCACCTGGGCGCCGGATCAGGAGGACGCCATCGCCGCGGTGCTGCGGGTCAACTACGGCCTCGCCAACGAGACCATCTTCTCGCTGAAGATGCTGAGCCCGACGGCGATCCTGGCGCTGCCTGCAGTGAAGGAAGACCCTGACCTGCTGGCCGCGTTCATCACCCAGAAAGAGGGGTCGCTCGCGCCGGCCCCGTTTACCGACAAGCGTGCAGCCTACGTTCCGCGTGAGCTGATCGCAGCCGATTTTGAAACCATTGATTAAGGAGCAACACATGCAACTGCAGATCAAGAAAGCCCGCGGCACCTTCCTCCACCTGTTCACGGCGCAGCCGTCGCTGGAAGAAGGCAAGGACCCCAAGTTCAACGGCAACTTCATCATCGAGAAAGACGGCGACGCCTCGAAGGCGATCCGCAAGGCGATGGAAGCGGTCGCGATCGAGAAGTGGGGCGCCAACGGGGTCAAGGTCCTGGACAACTTCGAGGCCAGCAAGCTGTGCCTGCGCGACGGCGACCGCAACCTCGACAAAGACGGCAACGTGCGCAAGGGCTTCGAGGGCATGCAGTACATCGTCGCCAGCAGCAAGACCAAGCCCGGCCTGTTCGACAACAAGAAGGACCCCGCCACCGACAAGGCGCGCGCCCTGCTGACCGACGACGGCACGCTGTACTCCGGCTGCTACGTCAACCTGTCGCTCGACATCTACGCTGTCGACAACCCGACGCAGAAAGTCAAGGGCGTCTTCGCTGACCTGCGCGGCGTCCAGTTCGCCGGCCACGGCGAGCGCCTGGGCGGCGGCGCACCCGCCACCGCTGACGAGTTCGACTGCACCGAAGAAGACGACGACCTCGGCTTCTAATCCACGCAACCCACCGCCCGGAAGGGCGGTCCTTTACCGCCCCAAGGAGACGCAAGTGAACTACCTGCAAAAATTGCTCGACCTGTTCCGCCCCAGCACCGTCGACGCTGCGCTCGGCGCCTGCAACAAGTCGCTCGCCAACCTTCAGCGCATCGAAGAGAAGCAGCGCGGCGAGGCCATGCGGCAGCTCGACCTCGAGAGGGCCGCGGCCGTGGCCCGCAACAAGGCACTCAGTGAGGCGACCCGTGCGCGCAACGTCGCCGACCGCCTGGTCCAGCTCGTCACCCCCTCGTTCTAAGGAGAACCCTGTGAGCAACTCTCGCATTCACGGCATCAACGCCCTCGGACTACTCGGCGTCGCCTTCGTCGTCCTCAAGCTGCTCGGCCAGATCACCTGGTCCTGGTGGTGGGTCACCGCGCCATTCTGGGCGATCCCCGTCATCTTCGTGGTGGGCTTCATCATCACGCTGATCGTCCTCGCGGTGCTCGACTGGCGTGCGGCACGTCGCCGCACCAGCTGGATGCGCCGCTGAGCTCTTCCTGTTCTGGCTTAAAGCCCGCAAAAAAAATAACCGGCATGGCAAGGCCCTCGGTGCCGCGCGGCAACGCGCGGAGTCCGCACCTCGGTGTAGCTGCTCGCTGGGCCGCCCGCAGCGACCGCAGCCCCCAGCCCGGTGAATCCACCCGGGTAGTTTCGGATGGGGGCACTTATTCCAACCACAGGAGACCACGATGTCCCGGCTGAACCCGTTCCAAGCACACCCCCGCAACCCCAACATTCGCCGCTCCGGCGAGAGCCAGCAGGCGTTCCGCCAGCGCCGTCGTTCCGAGAACCAGGCCTCGCGTGGCGGCAGCACCACCATGCTGTGGCCGTCGTCGCACTACGGCACCTACGTCCGCGCCGCCCACGGCCCGCTGCACCCCGACATGCCGCGCCCGCGATTCCGCGTCAACTGACAACCCGAGGAACCCTCCATGCCGCTGGATATTTTCGCCCTGGCCGCGCTGACCGATGATACGGAGGCGTGCGTCGATGCCCTCCGCAAGGACGGCGCGTCTTCGGACGACAACCTGCTCCAGCAGATGGAGGAGGCCTACGCCTGCCTGATCGAACTGCAGGGCTGGCGCCGCATGTTCCCGCACATCCGCGTGTCCCCGGTGTTCCAGACCGCCTACGGCGTGCAGGGGGTGCAATGACCACCCTCTGGTTGGATACCGAAACATACTCCGAGGCTGACCTGAAGAAGGTCGGCGTCTACGTTTACGCCGCGCACCCCAGCACCGAGGTGACGCTCTTCTCCTACGCCATCGACGACGCAGCACCCAGGTGCTGGGACGTCACCGCTGGTGGCCCCATGCCCGCGGAGCTGGCCGCCGCGCTTGCCGACGACGACGTCATCGTCATCGCACGCAACGCCGGTTTCGACCGCGTGATCTTGCGCGACGTCATGGGGCTCGACATTCCGATCCGCCGCTGGCGCTGCGCCATGGTCAAGGCCTTGTGCCACGCGCTGCCGGGCGCCATGGCCGACTCCAACGCCGCGCTCGGCATGGGCGTCGACTACAGCAAGCTGTCCGACGGCACCAAGCTCGTGCACAAGTTCTGCAAACCGGCGCCGAAGAACCACAAGGTGCGCCGCTACACCCGCCAGACCAGCACGGTCGAGTGGCTGCGCTTCATCGAATACTGCGACCAGGACGTCGCCGCGATGCGCCACGAGTGGCACCTGATCCCGAACCTGAACTACACCGCAGACGAGGTCGCCCTGTGGCACCTCGACCAGGAGATCAACGACCGCGGCTTCCAGGCCGACGTCGAGCTGGCCCACGCCGGTGCCAGCGCGGCCGGCGTCGAGAAGAAGCTGCTCGCCGAGCGTCTGCGTTTTCTGACGAACGAAATCGTCGAAGGCCCGACCAAGCGCGAACAGCTGCTGACCTATCTCAACGCCGTCTACAAGCTCGGCCTCGTCG